TTACGGCATTACTGTTGGCTCAACCTGCTTCCGTAATAAAGCAGTCAGCTAGAATATATATTCTTTAGACCGCACATATAGTATACCATAAACGTTGTATTATGTCAATACCTAATTTACGGTACAACAACGGGATTTGTATTTTGTACGTTTGCTTGCACGATAAGCGCGGATGGATGATCTTGATCAAGCACTTGTTTTGCAGTATCGTTTGATACCTTATCAATAACTTGACCCTGCGCAGCATCAGCGGCATCTTTTGCAATAGCTGCTTTTGGATATAGTGATTTATCAAGACCTAATGCGCGGAAGAATACAGTGTAAATACCATATGCTGCGGTGTAAATAATTGCACCATTACCAATAAGTGATTCTGTAGGTGCGATTGAGTTTGACGCAATCGCACTTAGAAAACCACCAAATGCACAGAACACAATGACGATAGCAAATTTTGCTATGTCGGGCCATTTTAACACTTTCATCCACAGAACGAGAATTGATGCTAGTCCCATAAAAACAGCTAAAAGAATACCAGCATCATGCGAAGATATAAAATTCATAATAGACCTCTATATTCATGTTGTTGCGAAACAACAAGAAATGCGAGCGCGTTAACACATATAAATCCAATTGTATAACTGATAATATCTATAGTAAGATAGTGAAATATTGATGCGAGATTATAGATTGCTACAGCTATCTGTGATAAAATGAGAATTTGTTTTAGTCGAAAAAGATTACGCCACACTGCAAAACAGTATAACGGTAAAAAGATGAGGGAAAAATCAAATCCTGGATTTATCAATATACTTATTATCCTTATAATAGCTGGTATCAATAACAATGCTTCGATGTAACCAAAGCGCCGTTCTCGATTCGGCGGTGTAAAAGGATAATGTGAGTAAGGTATTGATGCCATAAGCTAACTCCCTTTAATAATATCTTTTGGTGGTATATCTCCGCGATACCAAACCTTCTTTTCCATAGTAGAAATATACTCCTCCATCTCTTTAAGGCTTCGTTCAGCCTGCCTTAGTCTTGATTCAAGTTCATATTTATCATCAATAGCTTGGCGCAATAAAGTTCGTTTTGTATCTAACTCTTCTTGAAGCTTCGCTATCTTCTCTTCTTGTTTATCTGTTTTGTCTTGTAAAGACTTATATGCTGTTAGCAATCTATTCTGGAACTCCCCCTCATCATCGTTTTCATTTGCTTGTTTCTCGCTCCTATTTTTAATAAAACCGAGAATGATATTTGCCAGCACTGTAGCAATAACGCCAACCAGCGCCAGGATCGAAGGAAGTTGTGAGTCCATTGTTAGTTTCCTATTTTAATGTGTAGATAGTGTATTTTACGTTCAGGGCTTTTATGATTCCAAATATAATGATGATTGCTAACGTCCCTACTGTTACTCCTCCAAGTGGCATTGGTTTAATCAAAAAGATTGAACCAGCATACATTAGTATAATACCTACGTCTATGATAAGTGGAAGAATACGCAGCCACAATGCTTTATAGATAAGACCAAGGGCATGAAGTAGAGTCATAGTAAAAAAGATCATACCGACACCCACAGTATCAAAATACTGATAGAGATATTTAATAATCGAACTGGTATAATCAATATCGAGGCGATAAAAGAAAATCATGTATGTGTACAAGCCCCAATTAAACATCATCAACCACTCGATGATAACAATTAGCGGGGTAAAAACAAGAATATAGAAAAATTTAATACTAATATTCCTGGTTACTGGTAAATTCTGATTTGTCAATTTCGACATCCTTTATGATCTTTTATGTATGGTTGTCTTGGATGACGCGGCACAACAATAGAAATTACGTCACCGATCATGATTGCTGTGTATGTACCAAGACCCGTTGATGCAACGCCAGATGCTAATAACATACCAACTAAGAATAGCATAAGCGGTAATGCAAAATAATTTACATAACTTCTTATATGTATATGGTCTTTCCATAACGTATACATTTGAATTACACCAATTATAAGAAACATAGCGCCCCATACATTCTCATCAAAATAATGAGCCATTGCATGATATGCGGGGGCTACAACAAATGCATCCTGCCAGGGATTTAATAATGATAATCCATATAGTATCTTTATAAGCGCTGTTGTGTGTGCATGTGATCTAATCTTCTCTCTCCACAGAACTGGCGGATTTGGTGGAGGGTATGTAAGAGAATTATCAAGTCTACGAATAAACTCAATCATTTTTGGCTAGCCAATCTTGTATAAAAACTCATAATAGCTTGACCATATTTAGGATCTGCTGCCCACTTAGTAGAAAGATCAAAAACAGTTCTTGCACAACCACGATAACTTAGCGGCAGAAGATTTTTACGTGGTGAAGATTCACTAAAATTGCGTTGAATACTATTCATTTGTTGATCTTTTAACGCATAACATAATAGATGTGCAATGTGTGTTTTTGCTGCATTGTCCCAGGAAGAAAAAGCATATCCGCGAACCCAAAGACCTGGACGCCTGATCTGCCAATTAGAATCAAGCGGCGCGTGAGTTAACTGTTCACCCGTTACTCCATATCCACACGGATTACGACGAGGGCGAGCAGACCACCATGATGTTAAATTACCAGTCTCAAGTAACATTTGCGAGATGACAATTCCTGCATCAATTCCTACTTGTTGTGCATATGTATAATATGATGCAAGAATAACTAGAAGGTCTATATCAGTATATTCTCCATGATCGCGCGTTTTAATATAATTGAAACACTGATCTAGTGTTATTGTTGTTGTTGAAAGAATTGCACCGTTTGTCATAAGCTATCTACCAAACTTGCATGAACAAATCCTACACCATCACTACGATGTAACCATCTATTATCTCCACCTATAGTCTGCCCCTTTGTGATTGTATCATACACCAATGTGTCGCCAGGGAACATAACTGCCTTACCACCAAGAGCAATTGGATAGTTTGTTCCTGGACCTTCTCGAACATTTGCTGCGGCTACATCTTTTGCTATATGTGTAATCCCTCCCTGGCTTTCTTGACCATTGCGCCATGCTTGCAATTTTGGAAGTATAACTGGACCAGGACATACAGTACTAGATTGCGGCCATTCAAGATGACCTAAGACACGAATATTTTTAACATTCCAGTCGCTCATTAATGCTTTTATAAGATTAAGTGTAGCTGACCATTGTACTGCTGTCGTATTCTGTGATCCACCGAGAGGAAGATGTAGTGCAAGACTATGTTCATTTCCATCACTATCGCCACAGTGCCAAAGCTTTGCATTTGCATCTCGAAGTTGATAGATTAAACCATCACTTGCAATAACATAATGATACTGAATACCATCGCCTCCATTTGTAGCGCCTAAACCTCCAGGTCTCATTTGCCATTGTGCATCAGCGATCATTTGATTGAGCAGACCAGAACCACTTTGATTTGACGTTATTACTTCTGGTCCATTATAATGAAGAGTAATAGCATCTGTTTTTGAACGAATACCAATTGACCATGTTTTTCGCGGGATCTTTGATCGCCAATCAGTAATTTTAAGTGCATCTACTGCTGACATAATTATAACTCCTAGTTGACGACAACCCATCCAAAATTTTTACTTGGTTTACGCTGTCGTAAAGCCTCCACGACGACTATCGTGATGGCAGCTTTCGTTGTAGACGGATAACGAAGTACACCAACCATCTCTTGTGAAACCTGTGCTGCTGATGATGCCTTTGTAAGAGCCTCAACTGTTACTATTGATGTCTGTGCAGCTGGTTTTTGCCGATTAATAACTTCAATTATTTGTTCTGAAAATTGACCAGCAACAACACGTGTTGATAGCGTCTCGATAACGCCTTGAGCAAAAGCCCCTGGTGGTGATCCACGAGTAAGTGTCTCAATAAATATAGTCGAATTAAATAATATACTTTTGGACTGTCGTATAATTTGAACAACTGATCGTGAAACTTCACTTATAGATGGTGCTAATCTACCGATCTGTAACGTTGATTCTGTAACAACAGTTCCAGAAGACGGTGCTGTAAATCGAATAATTTGAACATTTGAACGTGCGACTTCAGTAATAGATGTTGGTAGCTGTGTTACTTGAACGGAGTCTCTTGCCACAACAGTTACTGAACTATCAATATCTAATGTTTCAATAACTGCTTGACCAACTTGACCTGAAACAGCCATAGTTTACTCCTTAATTCACACGTACACCAAACTCCGCAGCGTTAAAACCTGAGAGTGTCCAGGCAGCACCAGTTCCAGGATCACGTTCATAAACCTGAGTTGTATACGTAAATGATTGACTCAGAGCGAAGTCTGCACCGACGACAAGAATACCATTTGATAGAATAAGTGGATCAACATTACGAGGGCCAGTTGCTGTCTTTGCCGCATAAATTTGTGACTGCACAGCAGCTATACTAAGCGTCGAGGCGGGAAGATCGGCAAAATTATATGTATCTTGCGTCCCAACAACATCACTGTAGTTATAATCACTCGTATTTGCTGGAACCTCATCTACATTCTGCCAGTTTTGTGACGAACCAAATGTAGTAAGTTGCGTATATGTTCCAGAAGCAGTAGGAACGAGTACATCAACACGGCTATCGCCCAAGAAATTATTGTTAATAGTTCCTGAAGCATTGAGAAGATAAAAATCGTCAATTTTATTGCTTGTGCTCGGTATCGTGATGCGAATACCATCAAACTGTGTATATGTAGCATTATTAATTGTTGTAATTCCGGTCCAAGTATTATAGACAATACCATTAATACGTATCTCGATTGATCCATTTGTACTCGTACCAGCAATTATTTTAAATTCAAAATAGTTCCAAACTGTCGGATCATATGCGTTCGGAGGACCAGCGCTAACAGTACCGGCTGTACCATTAAATTGCTCTATACCACGTGTCGTTGTATTAAAACGTATATTATGTTGTGTGACAGCAAATGCATTATTCATAAATGTTATCTTTGTGTTGCTGTCGGGGTTTTTAATTGCCAGTCCAATATAATAAGTATTTGATAATCCTGACATTGGAATAGCTGGTATCGAATAATTAAGGATTCCATTACCACCGCCCTGCACACCATTCACTCCCGTGCGAACAGCAGATGTTGATGTTGTCGGACCATCTACACTAGAGAATGGAGGAACAGGACTAGATGAATAATCGAAACCGGTGAACATCACCAGACTCATATCTTTCTCCTATGTAGTTATAAATCCAAACTGACTTTGAAGTACACCTGAAGGAGTCCATCCACTGTTCGTAATTGGATTAAGATCATAGACTTGATCTTGAAATATAAAACTGTTTTGTGGTAATGCTTTATACGTCCCTATTGATGTAACGCCACTATAGAGGATAACCGGAGCAAGCTGGCGCAGTTGAGAACCGATTTTTCCAGTGTAATTTATGATATCTACAGCATAAATTCTACTAAGGACATCGGGGAGCGGTCTAAACGTATATGTATCAATACTACCACTTACAGCAGTAGAAACATAATCTGTTGTATCTATGGTAGGGGCTTCGTCAACAAGTGACCAATTTCCAGTTCCTACTGTTGCTCCTGTACCAGACCAGTCATTGTATGTACCCGATGCTATTGGATTATAACTATCTATACGAACATCTCCAAGAAAATCATTATTTACAGCACCTGCAGTGTTCAAAATATATACATCATCTAGCGCTGGGCATGTACTGATATTTGTTGCACTAATACTTGTACCAAGATGTAAACGGTCCCATAAAAGTGTTGTTGCATTATTATTTGTTTTAAGTGTACCACTCATAACAGTAACACCATCAACACGTCCTTCTACATATCCGCTCGCTGCCGAATTACTTAAAAATACTTTTAATTCAATGTACTGCCATGTATTTAGCTGAAGAACATTAGAAGAAGATGATAATACAACAGTATTCTGTGCGCTCTGATTAAATGCGCGTATAGAACGTGTACTTGCATAATCAAGCGTAAAGAAAAACTGCTTATTAGCACCAGCATCAGTATAAAAATCAACTCCAAAGTTTGCAATCTGTGACGCTAATTGCTGCATAGCAAAACCAATGACAATAGTTGCATCACGTTGAGTTGGTGTTAGATAATAATCCATACTATTGAAACTAAACAATACAGCGGCAGATCCGTTAGGAGAAAAGCGACTACGCGATGCGGCAATTGCTGTTGCAGTAAGTTGTGTCCAAGGATGACGAATCATCGTTGAAGCAGATGCGACTGAATCGTCTGGTTTCCAGTCGAAACCATCCATGATGCAGATCATAATTATACACTCCCATTACTTCGTAATAACATACTCATCGTTACTCCTGTTGACAAGCCACCACTAACAACATATAAACGCATCCATATACCATATGCTCCTGATGGAGCTATACCTTGACCGATAGCTTGCGCTCCGCTATTCCTAGATAATGGAGTTATTTCAGGAGATAATACAATTCTCTGTGTTACTGTTCCAGCCGCTATAGTCGTATCTTGTGCGCCGCTATTACCGTTTGCAGCAAGCAGGTTCCACCATACAACACCGACACCATTATACGTTGGATTATAGTTATCGGTCATCTCAACACGGAATACAAATGGTGTCTGTGGAGTTCCTTTGAAAAATATATTGTATTCAAGAACATCTATATCGGTATTAAAGAAATAGATAGGCCCATTAACACCAATATCAGGATCTTGATCAATATACCAACCAAAACGTTGCGGTACAGACGAAATACCACCAGCAACTGTTGTTAGCTTCACAAGGTTATTATTTGTGTCAAGGCCCACAGAAGTGCCCGTAGACTGCGTAGAAAGCCCTGTAAAGCGCATACCGGATGCAATGATAGTTCCACTAGCCTGAAACAGCTGAGAGTTTCCTAGTGTGTGATCGCCGGTCCAGAGCGGGATAAAGTTTACTTTACCAGAACCAGTAATTGCTGCAGTACCTGTTGTATCCGGTGTTGTTCGTGGTATTGTTGGTGGTATCTTTGAATCTGCTATATATTGACCAAAGGTATTTCCTGGTCCATAAATCTCTTGCCGCAGTTTTATAATAAGAGGATCTACAATTTGACGTATCTGGTCACGAATGACCGCGATTGTTATCATATTTATCCTCCGTTATTTTGCTGTGGCTGACCTTGCTGTTTCATATTCTGAAGCTGTTGATCGAACATGATTTGATCATTTTGAGTTTGTGTTTTATTTTCTGTAGCTATATCGGGTAGGCCAGTAGATAAACGCTCTGCATCTATTTGTTGATGCTCACGTTGGAAACTAGATCCAAGTAGACGCGCAATGGTGTCCTTAGAAATTGCTCCGATATTAACAGCCTGCATTGCAAATGTCGCAAGACTTGCAAGATCACCTGTGCTCATAAGCTGAAACTCAGGTTCTGGAATATTGACAAAATTATTGTCATCAGCAAGTTCTATATACAAATCACGTACCCAACTAAGAATAACGCGGCGTAACTCGTTGAGTGTTGCTAATGGACCTAACATAGATGAATTTTCTGTATTAGCATTACTTCTCCCACTTTCACCGATAAGTAATACTTTACTAAATCCAAATGCAAGAAAGATATCTGCGTTTGGCTCAATATATTTATTTTCAGAAAGTAATGCATCTAATGGAGGATATACCCAATCTACTTGAACCGTATGATCTGTGTAAAGTGTATAGATTGAATCATTACCTTCAGCTTGTGCTGACATTTGATCACGTACTTGCTCTAAGCGTCCATCATCTTCCTCAACAGGATCATCTTTATCACCAACTTTTACTTGACGAATAGCACCAAGCATCTTACTTGCAATAGAATAATCCATTCGCTTAATTTGCTGTTTATGTTTTAATGCTGCAAGTGCAGGTACGAGAAATGGTTGTGGATAATCTTGCGTAGGCATAAGTTTACGGAATACTGGTCTTACATCTGGAAGTGGTATAACAGAGTCACCATTTAGAATCCTCTGTACGTAATCTGGAAACTGTTCTTTAATGCGATTGAATAATGCAACATCCTTAGATCCATCAGGATATTCTCCATTATTACGTATAAAGTGTTGCTCATCAGCAGGTATTTCAAGATAAACAGCGCGTCCTAATGTGACTGGCATTCGTCGTATCACAATATTTTCTGGATTACGCACCCAAAATGTTTTAGGGTACATATAACGAGTACGTCCTAACTGCGGGTCAAGGCGCGATCCCATTATACGATCTTTAACATAATCTGGTATCGCCATACCTGCGATAAGATATTCGAGCGCCATCGCCTCCAGGAGAGGAGTAAGTTTTTTTGCAATTGCATCAAAAAATACAATTTCCTCGTCTGTACAATTCATTTTACGGTTAACAACATCACTTATTGCTATTTCGCACATGCGATTAGTAACAGTTGATGCCATTGGATCATAACGATAAAAATATCTGCATTGCCTAATTTCATTTATATAATCTCTTGGCAATCCAGTTAACATTCTATAGTATTCTGGTGATACACGAGGATTTTCAACATCACCCATAAAAGGTATAGTACCAGTATATGGTGAATTATATGGAGTCGTGTATGGTACCAGTGAGCTTATCGCTCGTCTCTTTGCCATTCATTTTCTCTTTTCATTTTATCCCCATCGCATTGCAAGTCTCTTGCGGTTTTTACGTTTTTCTATAAGAGTTGTTTGTAATGCAATCATAAAGACTATGTATGATGCAAAAATGTGATCATCTTTTGCTTCTCCTGCTCCACGATCTGACATAACAAAATACCTACTTTCACCACTAGCCAGTCTATGCGATGCTACACGAGAAAGTTGTGAAACGCCTTCCATATCGAGTTCACTAAATCGTAATGATTTATCTTCTACCATTCTAGCTAATAATTGTGAAGCAGATGCTTTTGCTTGCATTTTTAAGTCATTACCTTTTGGATCTTGACCCGTCACTAAAACATCATTAAAGCGCACACCAGATACCATTTTTCGATATGCTTTATGATTACTAAACCTGTCGCTCATAAGGTCCTGCATAACAGCTATCCCCGATCCACCTGCACCAAGATCAATGCAAATATGATCTACATGATAGTGTGTTGCTATCCAATCAATAATATTTGCTTGTTCAGGAAACGGAATACGAGTTAATCTATACCGTACTAATGTGCGCCATACTCCATTTTTATCTTGACCAAGCAGCTGTATTACTGTAGGATCTGTATATCCGGTATCTATTGCAAGAACAATTCGTTCAATATATTTCTCATCAAGTTTAGGTGTATTCAGCCTGTCTTTATACACTCTTCCCTGCTGAATATCATCACCCGTAAATCTATATGAATATATTTCAAAAGACTCTATAACGATACTTTCATATGGAATAAGAGCAAATACAGGATTACCATGCTGACCTAATACAAGATGTAAAAAATCATCGCTTTCCTCACCACCATACTTACGCATAGCTTCCATATGTTCCGAAAGTGACCATCGTGTATTTAATGGACCAGGAATACGATATTTCTTAAAATTTGGATTTTGCTGATCAAGCATATAAAGGACATTACCTTCCCGACCACCAGAAGGAACACCACAACAAAATATCTGTGTTACAGACTCCCACTGGTTAATCGCTGGGGTCAATTGAGTCCAAGCAGACATAGGATAAAGTTGTGTTTCATCTATTTTCACTCTTGGAATGTGAAGTCCAACAATATTACTTTCACCAGTCTTACCTGCAATACGTGTGTAAATACGATATGGTAATGATGCGCCGCCAGGAAGGGGAAAGTCGAATGTTCCTTTAGATCGATTAATATTTCCTTTGAGAAATCCACTAAGAAATGCACTATTGGTAAATCTTAATATGAGGCGGCTTAATACAGGATCAATCTGCGCCTGATTTGCAGTTGTTAAAAGCTGCTCTTTTGTTTCTGGGAAATACATATCAACATTTACCGATTCGTGTACTATTTTGTCTTCAAGTACAATACTATTGTGTACAACAAAATTATCTGAAATATAGTTATGATCAGACCATACATAAACAGCATAAGTGTCTCGATCATTACTATCTAATTCTATACTAGCTATCTCGTCAAATCTATAATCACTATGATGGTGTACAGTATAGCGAGGCTCTGGTAGGTTTTTAACTTTAAAACCTGGAATTGATAATTCCTGAAACAAATTATAATACGCAATATAGTCGTTCGTTATCAGCTTCCATGCTTTATCTTCATTCCATCTTTCTCCTGGTATAGTTTCTATTTTTGTCTCTACACCAAAACGAAGGAGCATCTCTTGTATATCAAGTATAACCCTCTTAGATGGATATGAGAATGATACCTCGTTATCAGTAATTTCTCCAGTATAACTAAGTAATGCTTCTAGAAAAATCTTGATATTGTCGTTGCATTCGTTGCGAAGAATTTGAGGAATCTTATACAACTTCTTTAAATATTGAGAATTTATATCTAATTCTTGCAGTAAAAAACCCATATAACTGCGCATCCCTGGTTTTCTACGTAATCTATATTTATCACCTTCCTGCACAAATGTAGCATCAAATTCTTTTGCTATTTGTTTCAATTCAATAAGCTGACTTTGAAACCGCAGTTTTAGAGGTAATTGCGGTCCCATTCTACCATTCAAAAGTGTATATCCGAGGTATCGAAGTTCTGACCATGTGAAGATAGATTGTGTACTATTGTTTGGCAGCTTTGTAACAATTGCAACGCGGTCGTCCTCTTTCAAATCCTGTATTTCGATCCATCCTCGCGGTGTAAGCATTGGATGATTACCAGTACCTTCAAAAACAGTACCATTCTTCGTTGTAACTTTATATACTGGTCTCCGCCCATTAGGACTTATTCTTGCTCTACGTTGAACAAACTTATCATTTTCATCAAGAGCATAGACACCAAAAGCTTGTTTAGCATCGAGAAGTTCTTTAATATTCTTATATCCATCCGTCGTATATATTCGAGCAGTAGAGGGACTACACTTACCAACAGCACGACCAGCGGTAAGAACAATATTTGAATTTTTATCTGTCAACAAATCTTTCTGATACCACAAATACTTAAATGGGCGCTTGGGCCATTCATTCTTATCTGCAGCACCATCGTTTGAACTCCTTAACCATTCTCCAAACCATACAGGATCTTCAACTATTTCCAGGAGTGCTAAATCATTCTCATCTTTTTCTATAAGTGGCATTATTCCTCATCCTCTAATACAGGTACCGTCGGAGGCTCAATGATATCTTCAACAGCAAACGTCGGAGCGTTTGTCTCCTGTATGTCAATAACAACATTATCAGGAGTATCAACTTGCTCAGAAGGGGGTTGGAAACCTCTTTTTTTCGTTGGTTGAACAATTTCTGCATTATATTTACGTCTCCAATCAGCATCTTTTACATCGAACCAAATGTCTCTTGCTTCTCTATGCATACGCACTAGTCTACCACACTGACTGCATTCGACAGATACGACAAATGCTGTATGGTCATGGACTGGAGAAAAACGCCCTACCATAACTTTACAATCCGGACAGTATATTTTATGGAGGCGTTTATCAAGAAAGATAGCTGCCTCCTTTTTTATTTTCTTAATGTGATCAGCAACACTATCAACAGTATCAGACTTACGAGTCTTACGGTCAATACTCAGTGTACGCTGAAGTGTCGTAACAGATGTTGTTCCATCACGTATCAGATCTGAGAACTTCTTGATGTCGCTCATTTTGTTAAGAAGATCGATGCTCTCATCTTCTGTTATCTGTTGTAAGCTAACTTGAAGATTTTCTAGCAATAGTTCTTGACGAATAAGCGCATCAAGAAGTCCTTTATCAGAACTTTGATTTAATGTTGAAAGATCAAAATCTCTTTCGTAGAGGGCAAGACGTTCCTGAAACCTACGCTCAAAATCCGTCTTTGGTCCCTCCTTTTTAGACTGTCTTGCCATATTATCTACCTTACCAATATATCAGCCAGAACAAAGCACCAAATATTTGTTTTTGTTGCTGTAGAATTAATACGTGTCTGGACGCTTAAATAAACTTGCAGCAAATCACCAATAAGTTCTACATCACCAACAAGACCGTATTTTGAAACATTAAGTTTAGTAACTTCACTAGGATTCCACATATTTGTTACTGAAAATTCACCAGTTGGGAAGATGAATGATTGTATAAATGTTCCATTTGATCGCACCGCTTGATATATCGCTATTGTGTTATTATAATCCATAATAGAAAAGATATTACCTGTACCAGCAACTTGTTCTGATGGTGGGCGATCATACTTTATATTCACTGCATTTGAGTATACATTATCGGGCGTTATCTGTTTCGCATAAACGAGTCGGGCCATATTTATCTTCTTTCAGATCGGTATATTTCAGAGCAGGGAAATAATAGCTACTTCGTTATCATCAGTATTCAGAAGAGTATCTATCTTACCAATAAGTTCATAAAAAGCACCTATTTGTTGCGGTGTTGGTTTACCAGAAAAAACATTTGGATCAAGTCCAGCTAATTCTGCGCCGATTCGCTTCTCGTACAAACGTGCGCGTTGCCGTAGTCGCCCAGCCAATTCCCACAGTTGAACATTGTCTGCTTGTGTATCACGATAAAACTGTTGTTGTGTTTCGTTCATTTCATTTCTTTCTATGGTAAATAAATACCACGTGGATTAAGAATTTGTTTTATAACAGCACAATTTTGTGAAAGTTCGCTATCATTTAAAGCATTATCATAGATAAGACAAATAGCGACGTTTCCACCAAAAAACAGAGTTGAACCATTATTAACAGCGCCAATAATAATACGCTGTGTCGTCTCTTCTACAACAGAACCAACTGAACAGGTGAATGAGTTTCCATTATCCATGCGATAAATAGCCGTTGTACCGTCCCATCTAACAATATGACAATGCCATTTTGTATCATACGATGCAATAACAGTATTTAATGTTCCTCTTAATTGTAATGAAAGCGTTGTGGTGAATCCGCGTAATTGAAAATTACGATTCCCACTAACGCTTCCTGCACGTGCAAGTATTGGTCCTGCTGCTCCAGATGCAACGATCATTACTGTATATGTTTCGGTACTATCAGTAAATAATCCAGTATTTCCTATGCGAGATGCATTTGTATCAACAAAATTATTTGTGCCGTTAAAGTTTAATCCCTCGTTCACCCATGTCGGAGGTGTCGCTGATAGCGAGCCGTTTCGCATACCATTACTTTGATCATACAGTTTTTGAGAACCATATCCAGATTTAAAATCGTAATGTGCTACTAAACCACGAGTAACAAGACGTGGGCGTGTCCATAGCTCGTAACCACTCATGACCTCACCTTATATCGAAACTTTAACGTAGATGCGCTTGTTGGTGTTGGTGCATTTAAAACTTTAACACGCATATATAGGTTTGCACTTCCAGATGTTTTAAATCCTACAGGTGGGCCTAAGTAAAAACCAACAGCATTTCCAGTAGATGCAGTATCATCGCCGTTATACCAAACATTGATAGGAATTACAGCAACAAGTGTATTCATTACACTATCAGATGGTGCAAACGCGGCATTATCATTTCCTGCAACAACACTTGTATCAAAAAGAAAAATAAGAAGCTGCGGTTTTGTAGAGAGATTATCACTTGCTATTACAGTTACATCTGTAATAAATGCACTTCCACCAGATGTTCGCGCCATATTAGAAAGCGTAAATGTTGATGGACTAGATGTACTATCACTCCACTCATCGTTTGCTGCATATGCATTTGTATCTGCTGGTCGCGTAATTGTTAAATCAACAGTACTTGCCCAAGCACTTGCTTCGCCAATATGACTTTCACTCGCCGCAAGTTGGACCTTTAGCCAATGATTTGTACTATCCCATACATCAGATAAAATAGCAACAAGACCACGTAATTTACCACTAACAGATCCAGTTGTATTTGTAGTTATTGCTGCGTCAGTTGTTGCGCCTAAATTAGTATTCAGCGGTCCATCTGTAGCTGTAATAACACGCAATGTGCCACTATCAGTGGTTCCATTATTTCTAGAAAGTGCGGTAACGGCGGCATCATTTGTATTTAATCTGTGGTTTACAGAATCCCATACATCAATAAAAATACTGCGTATATATTTTATAATTGCAATAAGGCTACCATCATTACTTGCAGCTGAATCTGTTGAACTTCCTATAGCTGTATTGAGTGTTGTTTGATTGCCAGCAGTAGATGGACTTGATGGTATTTTATCTGTATTTGTTTTAATCGAAGCAAGATTACCACCAGTTTCATTCGCATAATTTGTAATAGCAGCAGGAGGTGTAAGTGTTGTAATCTGCGCGGTGGGGAGTACAACTGGAAGAGATGCACTTGCAACTGCTTGCCCTTGCGATGGGATCTTTGTATTAAGCGCAGCAAGTGTTGTTTGTGTTGCAGGATCAGAACTTAATTTTGATAAAATAGATTGTAGTGTTGCGTCAAGGGCAATACCGTCAGGTAATGCAGCTGAACTCGATCCTGACGCCGCGATATATTTCAAAAGAGATACAATAGTTGCAGGAGATGCTTTATCCCAAATAGGATCTGCTTTTGCTCCTTGTGTACTATCTGCACCATCAGCGATTGTGATGCCACTTACACTAATATTCCCCAAACTAACATCAGCAGTAGGAATATCAATTTGAAATGTTCCGTCACCTTTATCAATAAGACTAATATCATATGGAATACCGTCATCATCATAAATTTTAAAATATGTCATTGTTCTTTTTCTTTGTAATCATATGAATAACCACTTTAAATATGTTGGCGTTGTATTTGTTGATACATACGTTGTACACGGGCCTACACGAAAAGGTGGTTGAAAATCAGCCGCCGTTGCTGGTGTATAACTTAAAGTTGAGCGTCGAATAGCGAAACTAGAAATATCAATCCACAATCCAGGTGAGGTTCCTGTAATACATGGGCGTGTTCCATTGACGTATATAAATGATTGTGCTGTACCTTGATTACCAAAACCATTACCACAAACACTTCTAAATAAATCCCATCGACCTAATGTATAATTATATACAACAAAACGAAAACACGGTATTTGTGTTTGTGTTGATTGCTCAATAGTGAAATAGAATTTATTTTCAGTGTCAGGGGCACTTGGGCGCATATAATCTGTCCAAAATGCTTGTGTATTCAGGTCCCACGGATATGTAGTTGCACAATCATTTACATCAAGATAATTTCTCGTTTGTCCAGGAACTCCACCAACATTCCACCAGTGATCAATTTCAAATGATAAGCATCCATTATTTTGAGGATATACTAACGGAGCAGCAACAATATACTCACCAGAATAAGATGGATAATAGGCTGTATATGTTTGGTAGGATGTCATTTGAACGCCGGAGAAACCTTGAAAACCAGATTTATTTGCTACGTTATTAAATCGCCAACCCCAAGCATCTTGTAAAACAAGTTGAGATGCGATATTAGAAGAAGTATAGTTGCGATGATCTGCAGCGAATTTAAAAAGCTGCGGTGTACTTCGTTGTACACTCGCAGCTTGTGATCCTAATATCTGTTGTTTCATATTCGTGAAACCAGAAGGAAAAGTAACATTTGGAACTGGTTTATGTTGTGTTGGACCAATACAACTATCAATTGGTGGATATTGTGTATTTGGTGGTATAACTGTATCGGGTGGGATGGGTGTACCACATTTTACAACAGGAATATCATCAGGTCCACCAACACTAGCTTGTGCTGTTCCAATAAACGAGAAAAACAGAACTAGTATAATAAGAGAAATTGTAATGTGTTTCATATTAGTTTTGATGGAAAATTAATGTCGAATGTCCTTGTAATGTTAAGTATTCTGCATAATATGAAGGTGGATTTCCTTGTGTACAGAGTCCACTAGCTTGTGGCGAAAGCTCACTTGCAGTAATTTCAGTCCAGTTTACACCAACTTTCTTATAAACTTGATACATATATGGATTCAATGCAGGTGGGCAAATAGCTGTTGGTGAATTAAGATTAAATGCATTTTCAAAGAAATAACCACCTTGTGTCGTTCCAGTACCACACTTATTATACACCGTAACCCAAACACCGGTGCTGTAGTTAAAAGCCTCGCCACTGAAACATGTACCTACTTGACTCGTTTGTTCAACACCCATATACATGAAAGGACTTCCGAAGACATCATTTCGTACATATGCTGCTTGAACATTTGGATCTGCAAAACTCCAAACATACACAATCGAACCATTTGCGCATGCATCCCACCATACAAAATAGTCCCAATTTCCACCTGGAACATCATTTCGTACATGTTCTACACCGGCGGCTAAACAAGAATATTGAGCAGGCTTAAATGCATTTTGGAATTTTACAGGGCGTGTGCCTACGTTATATGTAGGTACAACTGCACTTACTTGAGCAAGAATACCGGCCTTTAACACTTGATTTAGACCATACCACCAACCCCAATAATCATCATAAGAGTACGAACTGGCTGTGGTAATGGAATTCTTATTAAATTTATTAGCCATGCGTGAGTCAAAATCAGCAAACTGCTTCGCGGACTCCTTTGGATAAATACTTGCTAAGTTCTTTGGTGCGTTTACACTCGATAGCGGTTCATTACATGTTGCTGGATCAGGATATGTAACATGTGTCCCTAAAATAGCACCTTTAGGAATACTTTGATGACAAGCAATCGGTGAATCAAAAGTCGGTGTAAGTGCAGGCTGTCCATTCGGACCAATGACTGGTACAGGCGCTGCGGCAGATAAACTACCAGCAAACAAAGCACAGATAAACAAAACTGAGATAATAGAAAATAACCGCTTCATTCATTCCTCCTAAGATATTTCTTTGATAGCTGCTGTAATACGTGGTACAGCTATCTTCTTACAATAGTCAATGTCTTTTTCGATACCGATAAATCCAAAATCTCGTCGCACGGCTGCTACTCCTGTCGATCCGCTTCCCATAAAACAGTCAAGAACGATACCACTTGGCGGTGTTATCAATGTTATAAGCCATTCCATAAGCTTCGTGTTTTTTACAGATGCATGGAAATTATCCACCTTACCATTTTCAGTTCTATCATCTTGCGATGCTTTAGGGAAATAATGAAATTGCACAAAACTATTTGATGCGTCTGTTCTTCCGCTAACCTCCTCTGATTGTAGGTCAATAAAAACATCAGGACGAGAGTCCTGAGAAACTGTCAAGACAACGTTTGTAGGAAAGTTTCCAATTTCCTCACCTAACATTCTACTAGAAATTGGTTCTCCTGTCAAATTTGTGCGTGTATCTTTTGTATTCAGCGCGCCTGTTCCATGTACAAGCACATTATCCAAAATTGACTTTTCAGATATCTCTTTTCGTACAAGTATCCAATGCTCTATAGCTGGCCGCAAGCGAGTATTCCAATGCTCCCATTTGATACCTAATTCTGAATCTGGAAGTGTATATTCTTTATACTCTCCTTTCCATGCACCATAGACATTCTTATTTTGTGATTTTTTCTTACGCTTCACGAGTGTTCGTGAGTTTCCTT